TGATCTAAATAAGCGTCATCATAAAGAGAATCGGAAACGCCCAAAACGTCGCGTAACTGCGTCGCGGTAATAATAGGCATTTCCGATCCTTTCGTTCGACTCGAGCCCCCCGGGAGCGACGGGCTCGATGATTAGCGGGTATTTATCAGGTCTGGTTCCATACGGCACCGAAAGGAATTTTCGGAGCAATAGCCGCGTAGCCGTAGTAAAGAATGTCCACGGTTCCGTCGGATTGGATAGCTGTTCGCAGTTGGAAACGGCTTGATTCATACCATGTCCACGCGTCCGGATTGATTACAACCATTGAGAAATCGCCGGTTGAAGTCGTGCCGCCGGCGTTACCGATTGAACGGCTTACATAAAGATTTAAGCCCGGTGAAACTACGCCGCGAAGCGAATCGCCGCGAACATTTCCGGCCGCATTAGAAGGTTGTGCCGCATTGTATAGCGGAGCTCCATTGTCGTTATAACCCATGATATTTGTCCATTGTCCCGGGCTAACTACAAGGTTACGAGCGAAGCCAAGTGAAGCGGTGTAAGCCGCTCCGGCCGCTTGTGAAGTGTAAGCAAGGAATCCGGCGGCGGTGTTTGCATTTACTCCGGTTTGTTGTCCGGCTCCGAAAATAGTTCCGGTTGCGAATTCGTCGGTTACTTTTGCGTAAGCGAATTCTAGATTCTGTAAAAGAGCCGCGATGTATTCCGGACGGCTTCGGTCGATGAGCTCTACCGATGTAATAGCGCGACCCTTAAAGGATTGAACCGGAACGGATAGGAAAGTCGCGGTTAATTGTGAATCTGTAACGGCTGTATTTTCTGCAACGTTGGCCACGGTTGGTACGCCTGTTACTCGCGGCAATTCGAAGGTCATGCCCTCGTTAATTAAGCTTTCGCGAGATAGCGCGTCAATCATTCCGCGATCGGCATTAGCTAGCGCGTTAATTACTGTTGTGCTCTGTGGTGTTGGAACCATACCCGGAGCGGTTGAAGTTGTGTTATCGGCCGCTTTGATATAAATCTTTGAATCATCATCATTTAGAACGCTAGCGCGTAGGAAGTGCTCTAAGTAGCTCTTCTTATCAACGATTGGCGAACGTGGTGAGGTATATGCAACCGGCTTATGAGCCGAAGCGAGAACTTCGGTAGCTTCCACCGTTGGTTCGGCGGGAGCGTCTGTAACGGTGTTGTCTGACACTTTTTCTCCTTCTGTTGTTGTTGGTTTTTCTGTCTCCGAAGCTCCCGATTCGGAATCCTTTTCTTCACTTGCGGCCACGTCGCTAACGCGAGCAGATCTAACGGCCGGCTCTGTAACTAGCGCGACTCCGGTTAATTCTCCGGCTAGAACTTTCATAGTGCCGTCCTTTAACATTTCGTAATCGTCCACGGCTAGTTCTATTGAAAATCCGTCGCGTAATCCGGTCATGGCCTCTTCCAAGGCGTCTGATCCCGCGGTGGTTTTAATAATTTTGAAGCTAGCGTTTATTGCGCGTTCACCGTCCATTGTCATTGATAAAGTCTTTCCAATTCGACGGGTTGAATCGTGTTCAAGATTTAGAAAAACATTTTTCGGCTCGATTGATCCTTTAGCGAAAATTACTTTTCCGGTCGAAGCGTTCGCCGCTTCGTTGAACGCAACAATACGGCCGCTAATTGTGCGAGCTTCCGAATCTGCGGCAGTTATCATCATTGGCATTGTTAGTTTCATAGGATCATGTCCTCTTTCTGTTGTATTTCCTCGACGGATAAAGCACCAATACGATTTAACACTTCATAAACTTGCGCGCGTTCTATTGCGCTTCCTCTTAGATAAACGTCCAAATCGAAGCGCGCCACTTGTGAGCTTGGGCAAAAATCCGGCATGGAGAGTCGTTCCTCAATACTCGTCATAATTGGCACGAGCGAGAAATCGAGAAGGCTTTGCTTCGCCAACGTCGCGTTAGAGTAAGTCATACTTGAACCGGTAGGAGCGTCCGTGAAATAAGCCGGGATTCCAATCGCTCTACTAAGTTCCGTAGCTATGTAATTTCTTGCGGCATTTAATTGCAATTTTTCCGGGTCGAATCCCACCGCGTCTAAAGTAACGTCCGCATTTAAAAACGCGGTGGATCGATTTCGTCGAGCTTGACCCCAAGACTCGAGAAGCTTAGAAATACGATCCGACGGGAGAGAAGCACCGTTAGATTTTAAAACCATTGTCGGCATAGGCTCTCGCGCATACATCGCCGCCGCACGTTCGAGTTCCGCGCCGGTTCTTATTGTGGTTCCGGCTCGGTTAAGTAATCCTTCGTCATTTCCGTAGAAAACTACGACACTTCCGACACCTTCATTTGGAATTCTATTTCCGTCGATTGTGTAATAAAGAACTTCGGTTCCATTATCATTTAGAAAAGTTCCCATTCGAGTAGGAGCGATTCTTTCAATTCTTCGAACTCGGAACGTATCGGAATAAAGTTCCAAAATACGCCAGTAGGCGAAACCCGTTAGCAAAATATCTTCGGCCGTCCATACATAAGTCGCACTACCGGGAACGCGTGGATCGGGTGTATTTATTACGCGTGGTGGATCTATGCGAACTCCGGTAGAGCGATCTCTTAAGATAATCGGCATGGCCGCGATACTCGAGCAGATTATATTTCTAGCGCGAGCTATTGTTGGAACGCTCATCGCTTCTTCTCTAGAAGCCGTGTAGCTATAAGCATTTCGGACGCCGTAGAGTCCGTCCGAATTTGGATAAGGCGAAAGAGAAGCGGCCACGTCGCTAGTAGCCAACGGAGCGGCGTCGGCCGTTAGTTTAAAGCGATTGAATAAACCCATGGCCGGATTTTTTCAAACCTTTAGCACTAACCGACGATAATATCTACTTCCGTCTCTTGGCGTGTCGCGAAGTGTGTAACAAGAGCCGTAGCTACTGCCGCCGGGATAGCGGCTTGAGAAGCTCGACGTCCGAAGATCATTCCACCGTCTCCACGCGGAAGCTTTACGGTAGATAGCACTTGCACGTTTAGCGATTCTTGGTTTAAGTGTCGAAGTCTGCCCGAGTTAATGGCCGAAAGCATTTCATCGCAAGATTGAGGATAATCCGCGTCCATTTCATAAATTCGAATTCCTGCCGGTTGTAATCTTGCGGCTACCGCTCCACTAGTTCTACGGGAGTAAGCGACGTGCTCTATCGAATACTTGCGGCAATACTTGGCCGCTTCGTTAGCGATAGCTCTATCGTCTAATTGAAGATTATTCTCCCAAGTGTGGAGAAGCTTTACAATAAATCGCTCATCGCCCAATTTTTGAGCTCCAACCAAGGCCGCGTGTTTTCTATCCGGGCTAAGATCAATAGCTAGCCAAGTTAGCTTATCCGGATCTAAATCGCCTTCCGTTTCGGCGCAATTAGCCCAAGAATGAGAATCGACGGCCGATTGGATTGTCTGAACCCACCTAGATAAAACTTCCGTCATTACGACGTCTCTAGGATCGTTAAAGGTAGAAATTAAATTATCCGGGTGGATAGTGTGGCCTAAAGCGGGATTGGCGTAGGCGGCGTTTTCTAAGGTTATATCGTCGGTAGGAGAGCTCCATTCGAAATAAGCCGCGTCATCTATTGCGCCACCATTAGCGGCGATAGCTCTTTCCCGGAGCGAGTTAAGAATTGTTGAGTGTTGATCTCCGGCCGAGCTAAATCCCAAAACTTGCGGATTCTTGGCGGCAAGTAGGGTGTATCGAAGAGAAGCAAAAGATTCTAAATCGTGCATTTCCCGGAGTTCATCAAGATAAACCGTTTCCGGTTTTGATACACCGCGAGCCGAAGATCCACCGGCTTTAATCATAAAGCGATTACCGTTAAGCATTTGGATTTCTTCCGCGCCATGACTCCAATAAATCCGCTTAACTTGTTTAGCTAGAGAATCGTTAGCTTCTATCATTGAGACGATAGTCCGGAATTGCTCGAAGCTTGTAGCCAAGCGGTGAGCCGAAGCAATTTGTAAAGGTTCATCGAAGAGATACAACCCGGCCAAGATTCGGATCATCATCATTGTAGATTTTCCGGATTGGCGGCTAACCACCGTAGTAACTATCGGGTGAGCCCAACGGGAATCCGGCCTAACTTTTAAAGCATGCTCGAAGTAGAATTTCTGCCATGGCATTAGCTCGAGCTTCAATTCTTTAGCAAAATCGAAAACTTCCGCGCCTCTAGACGGTAAATCATTAAGCGGCGTTGAGATTCTAGGCGTCGCATGCCCAATAACCGGAGCTGATGACGGAATCAAAACCGACCTCGCCCGATCTAAATCGATAACGTCCGCATGATGACTATTTTCGTCCGACTTAGCCTTAGTCATGACTTACGCTTACGTTTTTAGGGGGATTTAGTTCAT